AAGCTCACGGACTACTGGATTCACTAGATCCATTGTAGCAGTGTTGCCAGCAGAGGTCAATACTTTTATGATCGGTGGGACCACTTGTAATATTGCCACAACGGTTGCCAGCACTGCGCCAGCACCTATCACAAACTTAGCATTCACTTCTACTTTCTTCTGGAGAGCAGACACTCTGGTGTGGATAGTTTCATTATCCTTTTCGTGGCGTTCTTTCATCTCCTCAAGCATACCGATAATCAATTTATCTGCCCTCTCGCTTTCATCTAATCTGTTTTCATGTCGCTCTAAAATAACAGCAATCTTATTGCTGTTGTCAGAAATAGTCCCGACTGCTTTTTCTAGTTTGTCAAGCATCTCCTTAGAGAGATCTTCATAAATGTTCAGTTTTGATTCCAAAACTGCTAATCTACCAAGACCGAACGCCATTGTACTCCTCTATCAGTTATTACGGATAGCAAAGTCAAGAGCAGATTGATAAGTGGCGGCATCTTTGTTAAGCATGTAACGGAACTGCTGTTGCTTGGGTTCATCCAACTGAGCATATGTAGCAGCGATACGCTTAGCAGAGAAACTGTCTAGGTTCTGCTGGGTGCCATCACCAAAAGTGATCTTGGCAAAGGAAGTTTCACCGTTAGGGTTTAGTTCCGAAGTAGCAACACCAAGAGCGACTTCAAGAGCATCAGTAGTTTCAGTAATCATAGTATCATCCATAGTAATTTCTTCTTTCTTCAATTTCTTAGTCTGGTCACTTGCTTTCTTTTTGAAATCAGAAAGACGTGCCTTCATAAGTGTGTCCATTTCTTTCGTCTTGGACTGCATCTTCTTCTTAGCGTCATCACGCTTCTTCTGAAGATCCTTAGCACGGTTCAGTTTCTTCATCTGACCGATTTGCTTCTGTGCTCTCTCAGTTTCTGAGGGCACAGCTTCAGAAATAATAGTTTCTTCTACCTGTTCTTTCATTTTCTTACGTTTAGTGATACGAGAGAGCATTGATTTAGCACCCTTAGTTCTGCCGTCAACTTTATCCGAGTTCTTATATGTCCTACGCTTCTTAGTATTAACGAAGACAAAGGCAGGTGGCATAGCGAGACCACTGCCATCGCCTGCCATCATTTCATTCAGATTAGATTCAGTTGCTTCAGACATTCCTGGTTAACATCAACGTTTAAACTTTCGGGTAATCTATTTAGAAAAAGCATAAATGCTTTTAGAATTGACCAATACGTTGCCTCTATCTTATAAAAGAGTAGAGGCGTAGCAGCATCGTCAAACACATTATACATTACAATGATGTGATTTAATATAAGGTGGGTTTTCAACTCACCAGTAGTATCATAACGACGAAGTAATCTTTTGATATACTTAATTCTATTTAGATCTTCTTCAAAGTCACTGTACGTGACTGATGTGGGATTATCATAATGTTTAATAGCAAACATTACCCAGTTCTCATGGGTCAATTCATCAAATAACATCCCTCATCAGGCAGTAGTTACAGTAGCAGTAGCAGAGATTACTTCAGAAGCACCATTGGTTGAGGTGAGTTTGACTCTGTAATCACCAGCATCAGATTCAGCATAAGGATCAACATCATAGGTGGGTTGATTAGCACCGATGTTTGTCCAGCGTCTGCCAGACTTCTTCTGCCACTGATACTGAAGCGTGGAAGCATCACCAGGAGGTGTGGAAATAGCAGCAACGCTCAAGGATAGTGGATCACCAACAGCAACTGCCTGAGTAGCAGGTTGAGTATTGATGGTAATGATAACAGAAACATCTGCTGCTGCCGCGTCGTCTGCCTGGGTCTCATTAGCGTTGAGATCAGGACCAGCAATGGTTACCAGCATCTCTGCCTTGTGACGGGTGTTACCTTCCGTATCGGTATAGGTAAAATAGGACCACCAACCAGGAGCATTTAGACCACGCGCCTTATTCTCGGCAAGTGCTGCTTCAGTGTCGTCAATGAATAGGATTTGTTTTGCTTGGGACGAAGGCGATACTCCACGACCTGCTTTGGTCTTGTTAGCATTGCTGTCCGTTCTACCGTATAAGGACATTGTATCTCCAGGGACTACTTTTCTATTATGTATTTATAAAAAAAGGGGACCTAAAGGTCCCCCTTACGAGGTCATTCTGCTGCTGGTTCTTCTTTTCTAGCTAGAAGAGCTTTCTCAACTACATCAAGTAGTTGATCATCAACATCAGTCTTGGTTAGCGAGACTGCTTTTCTAAGGATATGAAGGCAGATCTCAACAAGCTTCTCGCCAAGTTCCTCATCATTGGGAAGTTTAGCAAGAGCAGCATCAACAATCTTTGATGCTAGGGGGAGTAGGAAGGCAAGCATTGGTCCATGGCATAGTGCATGAACTATTTATTCTTGTTCTTATGCTTCCAAGCAGTAGCATAAGCAATTCCCTCTTTCTCTTTAGGATAGTTCTTTTTTATATGCTTGACCATCCGTTCATACTTTTTTCCAGGAGGTGCTACCTCCTCTAGATCAACAGATTCTTTTTGCTGACTAGTAAGGGCTTTGAGAATATACTTTTTAGTTTTCTTTTTCTCTCCCTTATCTTTCGGGGCACCGTCTTCAATGCTAGGCATTACTTCGACAGATGCCGAACTTACTTTTTTTCTTCTTCGATCTCCTTAGCGAGCTCAGCAGATTCCTTCATCTTCTTTTTCTTGCCGATCAGTTTGGTAACTTTCTTACGGCGAGCAAGTAGATACTTGTCAGACTTATCGTGGTCACCGTCATTGTCGATGTCCTTGTCTTCCTTACCTACGGGATCAAGTTTCTTCTCGGTGATCTCATCGCCAGTTGGTTCGTAACCTGCCTTGACACAGTTGTCTACAGTCTTACCACCTTTCTTTTTGGTGCCAGCAAGCTTGTAACCTTTCCAACATGCTTTACCGTCTAGACCCTTTGCCTTACCTTCAATAACATACTCAACGCCATTGAGTTCAAAGGTATAAGACTCTTTCTTCATATTCTTATCTTCCTTCTGACACTTGGAGCACCCCTTCCCGTTACAGTAAGAGCAGTCCCCACAGGATTCTTTCGCAACCACCTTCGTGGTGTCTTTAATCTCTGCTCCATGAGACTGTTTGACACCTGCACCGACACGTAGATTGGTAGCAGGATCAGGAGCACCCGCATTTGCTTTGGGATCTTTTGTAGAAAAATCATCTTCTTTATTCTCCTTGCCAGAGAGGTCAGGGATAGAAGTGGAAGCATCAGCACCACCTTCTCTAGTTGGTGTCTCAGGTCCTTGCTTCATTTCAGCAGGGATACTTTCTTGGAGATGCTGACCGAAACCACCGCCGCTCATCCAGCGACCATAGGATTCAACTAGAGCTTTCGAGAAGTCATCATTATGTTTAATATCAGTCGTTGGTTTTTGGCGTTCCATTATTTGTAAAGATACTACTTTTCCTTTCTTTATTTATAGTCTCTTGTACTTCACGTATGTCAGATACCCAAGCACGGAACATATCACCACTCTCAGTAATAGCGATAACATAGTTAGGACCAGCACGATGTACCCTTCCTTTCTCTCCTGTATTGGTATTAAACACTAGATCTCCTGGTTGATAAACCTCTTTCAGGCGAAACCGTTGCTGGTCTGCCGTCTTTTTGATGTCCCTAAAATCTCTCATTTGATACCCATTGCTTTTCGGACTTCCATAAACAGTTCCATCTTCTTTTCGATGTTCAATGTATCAGGAATACCAGTTTGGAAAGAAACAAAGTCTGCTTCTGCTGCTGCTTTTCTCATCTTACTTGCTGACATACCAGCGGCACCATCAGCATCGGGATCACGATCACCAGCAGAGACTACATCAATGTTTCGGAAAGTATACTCAATACCATTATACTTTGTCAACATACCTGTAAAGGAAGCAACACGATCGCTACCAACTACCATGGTGACATCTTCATAAGTTCCTTGTAAATGCTGTAACACATGGATCGGTGTCTTAATATCTGTGTTGTATTGAATACTCTTAGCATGTTTAGGGAACATGAGTTTCATATACTTCACCTTTACATCAGACTTTAGAGGGTTCTTTTTCTTATCCAGCGAGTGACTAGTAAAAATAAGATAGTCATCCGTGCCAGCTTGCTTAGCAACTGCTTGGATCAACTTCTCATGTCCGATAGTAGGTGGATTAAACCTACCAAAAGTAAAGACTGCTCTACTCATTTCCCGTCAACCCAATCCTTTGATACATTAAAGTTAGCAACACTGAACTGTAGACGGTCCACTAATTTAACTGCCGTGGCATCCTCTTGGATAGCAACATATCCTTCTGGAGAGGTTACCTCGTAACCATTCTCACTTCTCAGATAGGTACGAATTTTCTCACCCTTCTCCAGTTTACGAATGAAGAGTAGTTTAGCTTGCTGTAATGTAGTATATAGACCCACTGTTTTAAGAAGAGCAGTTTCATTTGCTTCAATAAAGTCTAGACCATCATATAGTTTCTTCAGTTTACCTGCTTTTGCTTTTGGTGTCTTAACTTTGTCTGCTGCCTTCTTCACTTCCCCCTCAAAATATTGTTTAAAATCACGTACAAAGTTAGAAGCACTACTAACTCGTCGTCCCTGTCTGACATACGTGTTGAAATAGATCTTGAGTCGGGGTCCTACAGTTAACTGATCGTTTGCTTCGATCTGTTCTGCTACACTATCTAGAAATGACGCTGATTGATTTACTAGAGTAGTAGATGCTCTCTTCATACTCTTTAGCTTATTAACTTCTTGCTGAGTAAGAAGAACATCTTTACCAAGTTGGTCAGTCTCAGCACTGAGTACAAGCACATCATCAGTTTGCTTGAGTTGATTTATATCGTAACCAAAAGTAGCAGACAGAGAATCAACACTGTTGCCTCTATACGTTGTGTGAAAGACAACTCCGATCTTGGCCCTCTTTGCCTTCTCGTAGAGAGCGGAGCTTTCTGGTATGCAATATGTAATTGTGTTAGGGGTGAACGTGATACATCGTTCTCCGTTAATTGTTTCATACTTCTTGTCGTCTGTGAACAGAAGATCCCCTTGTGCCACCCCATTAATACCAAGGGCAGGAAAATACTTAAGGGCATCTTTTAGTTTAGAAACAAGTCCAGGAGCATGACCATGATTGACATCAACATCAGTGTCTCTAAAATTAATCTTGGCATTTTTGTTGAACACCGACTTGGTGCCCACAAAAAATCTAGATGAACCAGGATAGGTCCCACAGAAAATAGCAGGAGCACCATCCCATTTCGTAGTAATTTTGAATGTATTCTTTTGTTTGCCACTGAATGTCTGGGCAAGTTCATCCAAGAACATGAAAGCATCTCTTGCTCCTTGACTACCGTCAAAGAGGATACTGTCTTCTAAGTGTTCTAGGTGGGTGTTCTTAGACATCAGTACAGTTTTCCGAAAGGTCCGAAGCGGTCGCCCTTCTTCTGGGCGAGGAACGACATGTCAGTCATGAACTGGTTACGTTCCTTTTCTTTCATGCCCATGAGCATGTCAAGGAAGTACAGTTGCATCATCTTTGACGTAGCAACGTGGGTTTCTGTACCAAGAACAACCATGAGATTGTTGACTGCCTCGTCTTCATCGACAACAGTGTCAACCCCCTTTTGCCTCAGTGACTTGATTATCTTAGCATACTCACCCTGTACCTTGGTGAAGTCAGTCAGACTCTTTGGATACTGTCCATGCCTGTTGTCAAACCTGACTCCATAGTCAATCATCAGTTTTCTTACCATGTCAACAGGTGCCTTACCTAGGCGAGCAGCGCCTGCTCCCTCTTGTGTAGGTTCCCACTTCAGATTAGAGAATCCAGAACTATCGTTGCCTTTGATCTGAAAATTGTATACAGACTTAGGTGCCTGTACAAAAATTCTGGTGTCTTGTGTGCCAAATGAAGTAACACCTTTCTTGTTTTTACCCAAAGATAAGTCAATCTTGACCTTATCTATTTCAAAATACATCTGTTTGTATGACTCAAACGCCGCTTCGTCTAAGTTTACCCTCTCATATCTTGCTTCTTTACCCGAGATTTTCTTGAGTGATACTCCAACGATAATCTCATCCCTAAACATTGTTCTAAGGATAGCATTTAGTTCTTGGATGGTTTGACTGCTACCACCATCAACTAGATCTTGAATTTGTCTAATAGTTTTATTAGAATCCTTGATCAACCATATGTCAGCAGGGTTCCAATTGTCTTTCTGGGAGATTTGATACTTGGTTCTAACGAGATCAGTAACCCATTTCATGAATCCACCATCACGATTGAACTCAGTAAACCTAGGATTAGCGTACTCAACCAGCATAGTCTTCTGCTGCTTGTAGTAATCATCTAACCATGAGTCATCAAACTCTAATTGTGATCTCTTCCATATCTTTTGTAGCGCCATGTACGCCACACGATCCTTTCGGATATCTTCTGAAGAATTATATCTTTTGTTCTCTCTAAGAACTCGCTTCAAGATATAAGCAGACCCTCTTTCTTGAGCAGCAGTAGTCTTAGCATCTGGTTGTCCGCCACCAGCAGTCTTACCTGTAATTTCAAAGACTATTTTCTTGTTATCAAGATCAATTTGATACTTGTCTCTGCTAGATAGACCACCAGGATTCTTAGCAATGACATCCAGCAACATAGAACTATTCAGATAGATCTTATAAGTGCCTTGTCTATTAGTAGGCCACTTAAATCCACTATCTGCTTTCTCTGGTCTCAACCAACCAGATGTAGCAACCTCTTCTAAGATAGCTTTCAGTGCTGCCTTTGCTGGATTGGGCACTGGAGATACTATCTGAGATATATTAGCAGGTTGTTTTGCCATAAAAAAAATCCTCCCCTAATATTTAGGGAAGGGAATTTAAGTAATCCTTTTCATTCTGATAGGGATGTTTCTTTTTAGTCCAGATCTCATATCCTTCTACAACATCTGGAATTAACCACTGGTCCACGCGATAGCAATACTTCCAGTTGACAGGTTGAATACAATTCATCACGACAACTTGGAAGAATGCTACCACATGAATCCAGAGACTATACACCGTACTTATCAAATAGTTTACGGATGTTCTGGGTGATTGGCATACCGCTTGAGTAAGTCTCAAGCAGTTCCTCGTTCTCATCAATGATAATAAGAACAGGAGTAGCAGTCACACCATACTTCTTGGCGAGAGCAAGGTTCTCTTCTGGGATTGGTTCATCACTGAAGTCCTCAAGTTGGACTTCCTCAATGATACTAGTACGCTCGTCGTTGAGAGCATTGAAGTAACGCTTTACTAGACCACAAGGACCACATGAGTCCTTGGTGAATAGGATAAATTTAAAGGTCACAGGTCACCCTCCTGACGGTTCTCGGAATAGTAGATGTCAAATTGTCCACCTGGATACCTCTTCTCAAGCTTGCTGACATTACGTTCGATAACCTCTTCAAAGGACACACCTAGTGCCTGAGTTGCCTGTGCTACGTACCAGAGAAGATCACCCAACTCAATAATAAGATGCTCTCGATTGTGGTCATCCCAAGGTTTACCTTGGAACACCATCTTCTTAACGATCTCCAGAAACTCACCACCCTCAGCATTGATCCCAACACCAGCAGTAAGAAGACGCTCAATATTGGCACCCTTTCTATCAAGCTCAACCATACGGTCAGCAAGAGCAACAAAGTCTTTTGAAGCATCACTCGTTACAGCGTCAACAAAAGTTTCATAACGAGAAAAATTGATAGTCATATTACGAATTTGGAAAATTTATCGAGTCGGTTTTGTTTAGAAGAAGCATCTTCAAATGTATCAAACGTGTCTTCATCCTCGGTATCGAGAATGTTTTCGGCGTCTGAATCCTCAACATTATAGAGCTTCATTTTCGGTCTGTCAATACCCACAGTGAAACGTCGGTAGTAGGTAAGATCGTTGTATCGGTTCTTAAGTTGTTTAACCATGATTCTGCCAGACTGTTCAAGCTCCTCGGTACTAATGAGAGCAAACATAAAATCTGCTGTGGCAGGAAGACCAAAGGATTCAGAAGTGTCGGTGAGATCAACGTCACTATTACCAAAACCACTCCTAGTAGTTTGAGTTGCTGATACGACTGGTACGTCGTTCTCAACAGCAAGACCCCTGAGTTCTTCTGCAATTGCTTTAACATAGGTGTAACTATTGACAATGTGTCCTTTATACCTAGAAGAAGCACAGATATTTAGATAGTCCACAAACACGATGTCTGGTTTGAAATATTTCTTCAAAGACAGTTCATTCAACAGTCCTTTGAAGTGACCAGCATGAGCAGAAGCAGTAGGATATTCTTTAATGATCAAGCGACCTTGAGTTTTCCTACCAATCTCAGCAACCCTAGAGGTAAAGATCTGCTCAGGAATAGTGCTGATATCTTTGATGTTTACGTTCAATAGGTTAGCGTCAATACGTTCAGCAATCTTCTCCTCCGACATCTCCATAGTGATGTAGAGAACATTCTTGCCTTGGGACAAACATGCTGCTGCCATGTGACACATGAACAAAGACTTACCTACACCAGTACCAGCGAGAGCAATGTTCAATGTTTTGTTAGATAGTCCACCCTTGGTTACTATGTTGAACTTATCAATATCAAATGGAGTCTTGTATTCCTCCATGTGATAGTAATCATATCGTTCCTGGACGTTCTCAACGTAGTCGTGTCCTACGTGTTCGTCAAACGATACCGCTAATGCTTCTTGTAGAATGCTCGGTATCGCATCCTTTGATACCTTGCTATCGCCTCCATCTGCGATCTTGATCGATTCCAAGAGGGCAAGATATATTGCCCTGTCTTTACACCACTTTTCTGTGGTGTCAAGCAACCACTGGTGTTCGACTGGCGTGTCCTCAAAGGACTTGAGGGTCGAGACCGCCAGGTTGTAAGATTCTTCCGTGATGTCCTTACGATCCTGGAGGTTAATGATAAGAACCTCCGAAGTCGGGACAGTATCATACGTACTAGCGAAATTCCAAACCTCTTCATATATGATACGTTCATGATGATCTTCAAAGTATTCAGGTTTTACAAATGGAACTACCTTACGGTAGAACGCTTCGTTGAACAGAAGATTCCTGATGATCGATAGTTCAATTTTCTCACTCATCTTCTGTGCCATAAAGGAATTCTTTCTGTGCTTGTTTGTCTAATTGTTCGAGAACTTCAGGGGTGAAGTATTGTTCTGGATCTTTGAGGATTGCTTTGGCATAGATTTTCTTTCCATCAATCTCATAACGTCCAGCAACGTTTTTCCACAACCCTGCTCGCTCGCCCATCTCAAGTAGTCCATAGTGTCGCTGTAGTCCTCTCTGGTCAAAGAATAGTCGTGTCTCCACCTTAGAACCCTCACGGGTCAGACGGGACTTCTTCGCCTCACATTTAATAATGTTTCCGACCAGATCGGTTCCTTCTTTTTCTTTCTTCTTGGAAAGAAAAACGATGGTAGAGGCGGAGTATTTAAGACCAACACCTCCTCCCATTTCCTTAGTTGGGACATAAGATCCGATAACGTCATAAGTGTGATTGGTGACTAGCATTGGAATGTTAGCCTTGCCGAGCTTCAAAGTCAAGACTCGGAAGGCACCCTTAATAAGCTGTGATTTCGTCATGTCACGAACCTGCTTATCATTCTGAATGTCCTCCATCTCCTTAGAAGACGAAAGCATCCCAAGAGAGTCTAACACGAACATCAATGGTTGGCGCTCATCTTTAGGTTGCTCTAAGTATTTGTCAACGATCCTGATCGCCTGGGTCCTGAACTCCTCAATAGTATCTACAGGCATGATGATCATACGATCCGAGTCGATACCACGACTCTCAATCATGTCTTTAGAAATGGCAGACTCAGTTTCAAAATAAATGACTCCAGCATCAGGATTAGAATCAAGGAAAGAACGAACCACGCTGAGACAAAAGAAAGTCTTGCCCGTGCCCGATTCTCCTGCCAAGGCAGTAATCTTATTGGAAGGAAAACCTCCGTAAATCGAACCACTAACGAGGGCATTAACCATGTAGCTCCCAGTGTCAATGAAAGATTCAATATCACCAGCAGCAATCCCGTCGCTAACAAATGAAGCATACTCATTCTTGCTGTCCTTAATAACAGAATTTAGGAAACTCATAATTAGAAAAATGATAAGAGTGAAACAGACCGCTCGTAGTCCCAACCGATACATTCTAGCACGTTCTTCAGCGGTTCGAAGAACGACTTCTCAAATTGTTTGTTAAAGTCCACGTACTTCTCAACGTTGAACTCAGGTGGGAGGTTCTGGAAGAACGAGATTACGTTTTCCTGGATGGGGTTGGGGGTCTTGAGGTAGAGAAATTTGATCTTCTCTCCTTCTTGGATAAGAGGGTACTTGTGAGTAAGTTTATTACGGCTAACGTGGTGATTGTACAGTAATGCACCTCGGACATGAATAGGTGTACCCTTTGAATAGATGTCCGAAACAGATTTGTATTTCTTGAGACCATTTACACCTCGGGGGAAAGCAATATTGACACACTCTTCTTTCTTCGTATCTTCTTTGACCTTATCAATATAGTCAATCAAAACATCATTGTTTTCATTGATAATAATGTCATATGCTTTGAGCAGTTTGTCTCGGAAGAATGCTGGTGTAGATGATCTAGCGGTCTCCATACCACAGATTTTCATCTTGGGTTCAGCATAGCGTACACCTTCGCTATCCCATACGTTGAGAATATATCGCTTCTTAGCAGTCCAGATACCACGGTCAGCGATATTCTCACGCTTCATCTTCATCTTCTGTTCATACGCTGCCACATACGTTGCCAGTTCTTCATATGAACGTTCAATAAAAGGTTCCAGTTTCTCTTGGCAGATCTTGTCAAGTATGGTAACAATTGCTGCTTTGTCGCTAGACTTAGCACCAAAAAATTTATCAACAAGAGGTCCAAGATTAAGATAGATTGAATCGGTATCGCTAGCGATGACATAATCCTCCTTATCTGTAGAGAGCAATTTATTTAGGTATTCGTTCATGTGGTTCTGAATCCAACGGATGGACAACTGACCAGACATGGTGATTGCCTCAGCAATCTCCAGACGATAGTACCTAAAGTGTTCGTTACCGATGGCACCATAAGCAGAGTTCAGTTGGATCTTACGTGCCATCTGAATGTTGTTACAGCGAGCGATCTCTTTCTTGAGGTCGGTACTGGGATTCTTCTCATACTCCTGCTTCGCCTTGAGCATACGCTTCTTATAGATGGTACGTTCCTGATAGATCTTGTCCATCAGTTCAGGCAAGAACCCACGCTTATTGGTATCGTAGTACGTACCGTTAGCACACAGAGTCTGACCACACAAATCAAACAGTTCAAGCTCCTTGTTCAGAAGACGGTCTACCGTGGCAGTCGGATGCCTATGATCCTTAAGCGTCTCTGGCGAGAGGTTGTACTGCATAATGAGGTGAGGGTACAGGGAGTTGAGGTCAAAAGAGACCACCCAGTCATAAATTCCTGGAGTAGGTTCTTTGACATATGCCCCAGCATATTTGTTGTCCTTTCTGCTTTCATGTTTAGGAGGGATTACTACATTACGTTTCGACAGGTAGACATAGATGATGTTGTCCCACATACGTACCTGTGAGTACACATCTTCAAAGTTCACCTTAGCATCATATGCCATGGTGATAGCAAGTTCGATCAACTTCATCTTGTCATCCAGCTGGTCAACCAGGCGAACGTCAATGATGTTGTAGTCCACAAACTTCTTCCAGTTCTTGGTGTAGAACTCCTTGAAGGTATCGAACTCACTGTGATCAAGTTTCTTGGCACCAAGTTCTACCGAACAGATATGATCCAGACGGTAGGACTCTTGGTTGGTGTAAGTAAACTTCTTATACAGTTCCAGATAGTCAAGGCAAGAGATACCACTGATGTCATAGGCAATTTGCTTACGACCTTTAATGTAGATCTCACGATAAAGAATACTCTTCCAAGGTGAGATCATCTTAGATTCTTTCTCCCCAATCACACGCTCAATACGTTTGATGATGTACGGGATATCGAACAGTTGTACGTTCCAACCCGTCACCACATCAGGAAAGTTAGAGATCCAGAAGTGTAGGAATGCCTGCAGCAGACCAACCTCGGTCTTGAACTCAAGGTAGTCCACGTCGGGGTCTGTCGCCTCATAGGGGCGAGCACCGAACACAGTGATACGACCAGTGTGAGAGTCCTTCAGGGAGATCAGCAGGATCTCCTGGTCGGCAGTCTCGATGTCAGGGAAACCATTCTCAGCACCAGTCTCAATGTCAAGCGTGAAGATACGAATCTGATTCATATCAAACTTCATCTCATCCCAAGGATACTCCTCAAGGATGTACTGGTTGTTGTATCGTGTCTGACCATACACAGGAAAGTCTTCCATCTCCTTGTGAGTGTCAACAAATTGACGTGCATCTTTGATCGTGCCCTGTTTCACAGGACGTACACGCTTGCCATCGAGTGTCTTCCACTCGGAGGGTTTCTCGGTAGGCAAGAACAGTGTCGGGTTGAACTTTACCCGATCACTGAACTGCTGACCATGATCATAACCACGAACTAGGATAGTGTTCCCTGCTTGCTGAACACTGGTGTAAAACTTCATTCCGTTACTTTGTCTTTCAGGTCATAATAAAGTGCCATGAACATGTCGTTAGGATCACAGATCAAAGTAATGTCGGATGATCTAACAGCAAGTTCACGGTCGCTGCTGTAAAGAGGAAAGGGCACTGCCCCATCATCTGATATTTCACAAGGATATTTTAGCACACAGTCGGGATCACCGAACTCAACACCAGGGATTTCCTCAATCTCTGCTACGATCCAGTGCCCGTCAAACTTGAGGAGTTTGATCATACTACCTCAGGGGTGACAGCAGGTTCCTCGTCAACTGCCTCAAACGGCGTAGCGATAGGATGCTCAGCAGTATTAGCGCCTACGCCAGCAGTGTTAGGGATGGCAGTACCAACTGCTTCCTCAATAGCTTCTCGCTGTGCTTCCGAGTTCTTGTCCTGCTGCTGATCGATCTTTGCTCGATATGCTTGAGTCAGACCAGGATCAGGTTGTCCGATAGTCAGGATGCCATCGTAAGGAATACGATACTGATTATCTACAGAGTACGGACACCACTTGCTGAACTTAACCTGGAGATCTTTCTCTGGTTCTTCTGGGTTGGGAACAGAGATAAGTTCTAGTTCATAAGGGTAGTTCATAACAAGGCAGACACCTTTACGTTCCTCACCCTCTCCTTCAAATACTTCCTGAAGGATAGTAATTAGTTTGTCGCCCGTCTTGAGAACTACAATAGACGGATTCAATGTTGCTGCTTCTTCACTCATCGATTTAACTCCTTTTTAAATGTCTCAAATTCTTCTGGTGTTAGTACAGGATATACAGGTTGGTTGATCTCAACATATGCTGAGAGAACATTAGGAAGTGGATCACCTATACTAATGATTTTTTCAAAACCAATCCGAAACTCCTTGGTGCCACTAAAAGGACTCCAAGGGAACAAACTGATTTCTTTCTCCCCTTCCTCACTAGGAACCAAGTTCAGTGCCATGGGCATTGAAAGAAGGAAACAGAAGGGTTCACCTTCCTTATCCCTCAACTCAGTAACTTTAGCAATGACTTGCTCGCCTGAAACCAAATGAATAATGTTGATAGACTTCATAACCATAGTTGGTTTCCATTATTATACCAAAAAAAGACAGGACCGACAAGCGGTCCTGTGCCAATATTTATTCTGTCAGCAATTGTTTGTTTGACGGTTTGCTTCCAATCTCATACACAGTTTTCTTCTGGTGTTCTGGAATAATTTTTTCCAGCGAAACACGCAATAAACCGTCCGCAAAATCTACATCAGTTACTCTTACATCGTCTCCCAGTTGCCATGTTCTAACGAAAGATCTCTTCGAGACGCCCTTGTGGACATACTCGATCTTAGGATCTTGTCTCGCATTTGTTGTGGCAATTCTGAGAATGTTTGATTCAGTAGATACTTCGATCTCCTCTGGTTTAAATCCTGCCAGAGCGATTTGAACTTCGTAATTACTGGTGTCATACTTGATTAGGTTGTAGGGAGGATAGTTCTTATCATGTTGAGTCATCGAATCTAATCGATGAAACACATCACTCAGACCTACAGCGTGGGGTAAGTAAATGTCCCAAGTATTTGTCATGGTTAGTCTCCTTTATTTAAGCGAGAGTTTAGTTGAATTGGACCCCGAAGGCATCCAATATTATTTAACCAAGACAGAAAAAAACTGCTACGGTAAAAACCGTAACAGTTTGTTCGGGTTACACCTCAGTCTTCTTCCGACCGATGTTATATTTACTTTCCAAAGTCCACTCGTCTTTTTCTTTAAAGGCGAGAACTTTAATTTGATTAAGTGGAGCAACGTCAGAAATTTTATCGCTCTCCACTAATGAAACAAGACCCCAATCAGAAAGAAGTTGGATGATCCTGTTCCGTCTTTGAACATCATTCAATGAAAGATTTGTGCTCTTACCATCGAGAGCGAACAACTCTTTGAAGTGAACGATATAATACTTTCCTTGTTTATGAAGGATATGACACGACTGATATAGTTTCCTTTCTTTCCTGGATGCTACACCAATACGTGTGAGGGTTTCTCGAACCTTGAGGAAGTCGTCAGGTTGTCCCAAGGCAACCTCTACCATGTCAGCAGGTTGCCAGGTTACTTCAATATCTGTACTCATTTCATACCACCTTTATTCAATGTCTTTCTTATAGAATCAAGTTCCTCTTTAGTGAGAATGTTTAAAGCTTCTAATGCTTTATTATGACTGTAACCATAATATTGCTTTACAAGTTCTAACTCTTCAAGAGTTTCCTTGCGTAACCAGGGAGTGAAACGTTTCCTCGGCTTCAAACTATTTATAAAAAAGTCATACTGTAGTCTTTTGTCGAGATGAGGGTTCTTGTTCATCTCGTTAGCATACAGAATGGTGTCGGTAAAAGATGATAGACACTTGTTTATAATAAAAGGCGGATACTTTCGCTCCGCCTCAGGGTCATCCTTCAGGATGTTCTTCTTAGATTGATTGATACTATACAGATAGTCTTTAAGTTCCATTATTTAAATACAGCGGTCACTCCCATTACTTTAGCGTTAGGGTTACGTGCTAGGGCAACCTCCCTAGCTTCTTCATAGTTACGAGCAATCACAGTCTCAGTGAAGACCGTGCCAGCGACGTAGAGTTTGACTTCACATTTCATAGTTCATAAGGACCAGTTCGGTCCTGCTTGCTTGATCTGTATTATAGGACCCTACGCTCCTCATGGTGTAAGTGTGTGCAAATTCTGCTACTGTCCACCCTTCGAATCTCTCTTTGACCAGTTGAGACGAATTGTAAGATACGAGGTGAGGAGAGACGTACCGATCGCTATCACTAGCAAAATCATCATGGGAGAAGCATTTGTGCATACTGCCTCTCCTTCCATAAAGGTTACTTTTAATGTCGTAGGGAGGGTCTGAGTAGATGAATACCCGCTTAGAGTCGGAAAAGAGCTTTTCATAATGTAGGTTAGTAAATTTCCAGTTGCCGATTAATGCTTGATAGTCAGTCAGTTTCTCAATTCCATTGAAGGAGAAGTTACTTTCACTGGCTTGTTTTGAGAATGATGATGACTCAGTGAGACCAGAGAAAGAACACTTATTAACAACGTAGAAAGAAACAGCACGCCAGATACCTTCATTGTATGGCGGGAACGTATCTGTTGTCGAAAAACCTGATAGATATTCTTTGGCATCCAAGAATAGTTTCTTGGCAGAATTGGGGTCAGGGTGCCTTTGCTTAAGTTGGAGGAGTATGTCCTTAATTTCATGACCATGATCCTGGAGTTCTCTCCAAAAATTATACAGTGGTTCATATAGATCGTTGACCCATATGTCCAAATGAGGATATCGCTTAGACACTTCTAGTGCCATGGAACCACCACCTAAGAATGGTTCACGATACTCTTCAAACTCCTTCAGGTCAGGAAGATACTGAAATAGTTTACTAAGAGCTCTAGACTTACCACCAGGATATCTAAGCGGCGTCTTCAGGGATTTCATAGTCTGGGGCATGATATTTAAGGTATTCCCAAAAGGTCAATTTCATTTCTTTATGCGTCATGCCACAGTGAGCGGCAGCAGCAGGTAGGTTCATTGTAGCACGAAACAATGCTTCGTTCGCTTCTGCTACATTCTCTGGTGTAGTTTTAACTCTCATTTAAATTCACAACTCATCATGATCTCAGTCAGACATGCCAGGAGATTAATCTCTTGGTCAGGAACAATGTGAATGTCCCTAGAATATTTGGCAATAATCAAGACTGCTTCAGGAACAGATGCTCCTTTGAGGTTGTCATACAAGACATCATAGAGTTTCCTCATCACAGTAGTAGGATCATTGTTGATGTTATCCACAACCCACTTACGAACGATGGTGAACTCCTTGTTCTTGAGAGAACGAACCAGAGAATCTAGATTAATGTCAGCAACATCGGCAAGGATAGCAGAATCAATGCCGCCACTAGCAGCGAATCGCTGACACTCATTAATAAGACGACGCCAATCAGGATAGTAACGCTTAACAACTTTTGCCAGAACTTTGTCTTGGTATTCGACTTCTTGCTCATCTAGGATCTCCTTCAGTCTAGCAAAGAACAATCCCTGTAGTCTGCCAGACTGTTCAGTATTGATCTTGAAATCAACAACAGTACAACGACTGTGGAGAGGTTCAATGATCTTGTTAGGGAAGTTACAGGTGAAGATGAAACGACAGTTACTATGGAACTCCTGCACAGCGGTCCTGAGAGACAGTTGTACATCGTTAGTGGTGTTGTCTGCCTCGTCAATGATGACGACCTTGTGAGCGCCACCAGAGGTCAGTGAGACAGTCGTGGCAAACTGTCGGACACGGTTCCTCACGGTGTCCAGAAAGCGTCCTTCATCCGATCCATTGATCACGATGTAAGAGGCACCGATCTCGTCACACAGTGCCTTGGCAACGGTAGTCTTACCGACACCAGCCGTTCCAGCGAGCAATAGATTAGGGATCTCTCCCTGATCTACAAATCCCTGAAAAGACTTCTTGATATTCTCAGGCAGAATACAGTCAGCAACTTTGCTGGGACGATACTGTTCCACCCAAAGAAATTTTTTCATAATCAAATAAAGTTAGCGTTAATAAGAATACGATTCTTATGTTTCATAGGAGAGTGACCAGTGTGGTAATGAGAACCATCAAAGACACACAAGCGATTTTTCTTGGGTGTGATAGTTTTCATGACAGTATACTCTTCACTCTCATCGGTTTCATTATACACCACTGTGTCACCATCTGAGTCAGACACGTAGTAGATAGCAGTAGTATGTTTTTCACCAAACAAATCTACATGAGGTGGATGTAAAACTTTCACACCATTTGCTACAGTCATATCACACCGAGCACGTGCTAGGTTTTTCTCCACATGACTTTCTAGTTGTGCTAGGAAAGGTCTCATGAGAATGGAGAGTGGAGTATTAGTATACCCACCTTCATCAGATGAATGAAGAAGAAAACTAAACCCATACTGATAAATCTCACCATGAGTATAGAGATCACCAGAACTACTACCCTTGAAATACCATTCTTGCTGAGGTGATTGAAGTTGTTGTTCAATCATATTAGCATAGGTTGGTGTCAAGAAATCATCAACAATATTCAAGGTTCTAGAGCAATATAGTATACAAGGTCATGACCGACATGACGCCACTCGGTAATCAGTTTACTGGAGATCTTCACATTGTAATCACCAGGGAACAGTTTAAGGTTCTCAACTTTCAGGAACAGTTCATGAGCACCAGTAGCAGTGCCTTTGATCTCCTGGGTGTAAGCATTAGCAGTGTCGTTCTCTTTGTCACACAGGTTTAGAGTAACCGTGCCATCTTCTGTAGATACAAAAGAAAGATCTGGCAAATTGTAAATCATAGATGCGTTCTGAAGTCGTTTCAATTCTTCAGATGACAGAGAGAACTCCATGTCAGCACCAGGGAACTTGACATCACGATCAGGAGCAGACTTCAATGTGATCTCAGGATCGGAGAAGTAATACTTAGCAGAGCGACGACCGCCACGAATGGTGACATACTCATCGTTGTCAAAGTTCAGACCAGGATTTTCAAAGAGAGACAGACCAAGCAGGAACTGACCAAGGTCATAGATGCCACAGGTCTTAGGGAACATCTCAGGAGAAGTGTACTGAGCAATCATGTTCTCACCAACACTGATTGTCTTCAACACATTACCCTCACGGATCATGATAGATCCATTGATTGTCGAGAAGTTCTTCAGGACAGAAATAGTTTCGGGTGTAAGTGAAAGTTGACTCATCGATTAGGATACTCCTCAGTGGTAGCAGATTTATCAGAAAAATGTAGTAGAAGCAAAGCGTAGTGAAGAATCTTGATGATGTCACGACGGGCAGTGCCCTTCTTATCATAGCGTGAAGCATACTTCAAGATGTTAGATCGGCAAAATGCCTCAGCATCACCACATGCTTCAATAAGATCTAGTGTTTGAATTTGGTTATTGCCAGTGGAATAGTGCTGGTTGTACGTACTCGTAACGTAATCACGGAGCTCCTTAAGGAGCTCCTCTTCATTATATTTCATAAAATTCATATCAAGGGGTGAAGATGTACTCCAGTTCATCATGATAGCATTCAATGACTCCGCCGTCAACATCTTGGAGATATAGTTTGAGACCTTTACCATCCAAAATTTTACCAGATCGCCCATCTTTGAGATGGGCAATTGATCCACGATAACCATGGAACTCTTCTTCTTGAGCAGTAATGTATGCTTGAGCGTCTTCAATCATTTTATCTAGGAATTGGTTATCTGGGAATTCTTCTTTCATACTTCCTCCGTGGTGTCTACTTTATCATCAATTTTTTCGTAAAGGGAAAGGAAAGATTCCTTAGTCTCGTCATCAAAGCGGTTGACACAAGATTGAATTGCTTTCATCCGCTTGCCGAAAATCTTATAAGCGTTGATGATGTGTACCAGTCGGCGGGTGCTAATGATCTCATCAATACCACCGTCATTAAAGGTCTTACGAATGATGTCTGCCCAGTCAACCAGACGGGTTACAAACTCATCGTCATCACACATCTTGCTAAGGATCTTTGCCTCAACAGAAGGAGTGGGATACTCCTGCTCGAAGGTCAAAGCAAAACGCTCAAGGAATGCTTCGTTAAGAACGTTAGTGCCGATGAAGCGACCGTCATCAGAACCCTTGCCCTTAGTGTTGGCAGTAGCAACTACAGTGAAACCAGGAGCAGGGTTGACATACCGACCAGTCTTCTTAAGGAAAACACCCTTGCCCTCAAGGATAGATTGGAGACACAGGATCTTGTTCGATGCCAGATCAACCTCATCTAGAAGCAGCACAGCTCCCCTCTCCAGAGCTTCAATGACTGGACCATTGTGCCAAACAGTGTTGCCGTCAACCAGACGGAACCCACCAATAAGATCATCCTCGTCAGTTTCAATGGTGATGTTTACACGGATCAACTCCTTATTTAGGAGAGCACATGCTTGCTCAACAGAGAAAGTTTTACCGTTGCCTGACATACCAGTGATGAACACAGGGTAGAAGATACCAGAACCAAGGATCTTCTTGAGGTCAGTAAAGTTACCGAACGGGACAAAACCTTCATCTTTCTGGGGAACAAGGTTACGATCTTCCTGTTCGGGAGCAACCATCTCTTCCAGTTGCTCACGTGCTTCTTCAATGGTCAGGTTCCACTTACCACGACCAGTTTTGTAGGGTTCCATACGGTTACAAATAGTGGCGTAAGAATAACCCATGTGCTCAGCACCTGCTCGGATAGCAGCGGTGCCAACCTCAGTACCATAGTTCTCTTCGATGTAAGCGAAGAGTTGAATCATGTCGATGTGAGCGAGACGGGGCATTGTGCTTTGTTTGTTGATGAATTAATTATAGAGCATGGTGGGGTCTTAGCGACCCCGTGTGGACAGTTTAAGAAATGACTGTGGCGAAGGAGGACAGGATCTTTTTGTTGGTGGTCTTTGCCTTGAGCATAGAACGGAAAGACTTGCTGATTGCTGTCTTCTTAGCACCAACCTCAACATCAAACTCAACGTCAGAAGACAGAGTAGTTTGACCCATAACATAGAGAGAATCATATCCAAGACCATGGAGTTCCCAGGACTTCTGCTTCCTCCACTTCTTCATAACAGCATCATGATCATGCTTCCAACCATGAATACCTTTGTACAGATCACTGAAGTCACTACCGTTGCCGATACGGAAACCAATGAAGTTGACCTGAGGGAAGTTGTCTTTCAGATTCTCAAGGAGAATAGTAGAGAGACTGTTACTCTGCTCCCAATCAAAGTGACGATAGGTTCGACCTAACTTACGATCACGAAGACAGCAGTTAACAGAGACACTACGGTTACCAACATAATCATTCAACTCAACATCGTAGCTCAGGTTGTTGCCTTCACCATCAGTGAGAATACAGACGTTGACTTTCTGAAGGTCATTCTGTTTCTGGAAATGAGGGATGAGAGTCTTGAGAGTAACCAAGCTTTCATTGAGAGGAGTACCAGACAGATCCAAACCCATGGGGTTGTGGTAGTAGATAGCGTGACGACTGTAGTAGTAAGCAAGACGATACAAGTAGTTGATACTGGTATCAAAACTCTTGCTGTTACTACGAGAGGTAGCAAGATTCAACAGATGGAACCGTTTGTGAACTGAGAGCATGTTGTGCTTACGTTCGTAAACATACTCATGGTTGTACTCTTCAGGATTACCCTGAAGCAAACCATCGTGCCACTCATAAGTGAAAGCATAAACCTCAAAAGGAATCTGAACCTTACGGCAGAACCAGCAGAGGTTGATTAGTTGCTTAACAGTATCCATGAGGACATTGCCCATCGATCCCGACCAGTCAAGAATAAAGATCATGCCGTGGTTCTTGCCGTCAGGCAGAACGGTCACTTTCTTAAAGATGTCGTCATTATACTTATAAGTATGAAGCTTAGAAGTATTAAGAACACCAGTTTTAGATTGACCAGAACGAGCGTAAGCGTCAGCAGACTTACGACACTCGAACTCTTTAACAAGATAGTTTACCTCTTTCTGAGAAGATTTCTTGAAGTCATTGAAATCAGCATCGACAGACTCGAAGATGTTACCCCAGTCATCACTACGCTGTTTAGCAATGTCTCCCCAGTATTTACCAATGTAATCCTGAAGTTCATCGTAATCTACGATAGCTTTTTTGAGATTCACTTCGGGAACCTCTACGTACACAGGTTCTTGAGCGTAAGGACGATCGTTCGTTAGTTCTTCTGCTGCTTCGTCAAAAGCTTTCTGAGTTTGTGACTCAAACGCTTCTCCACCTTGCTTGCCGAATGTAATAGTTTCGATATCGGCTTCATTACGGTCGCCGTCACCATCGCTGTCGTTGGAATCATTGGTTTCTTCTTGGTCTGCTTCGTCGGTGTCAGTTTCTGCTGTTGGTTGTACAGCAGGAGATTGTTGTCCTTCCTGAGAAGATTCAGGAAGATTATCAGGAGTCTTCTGTTCTTGCTGTTTCTTTAGATACTCTTTGAGTTGTCGGCAGACAGTGAGAACATCATCAAAGGTCTCACAGTCAGCAACTTTTTTCACATACTCAGTCTCCTCAGTGCTAAAAGGAATACGAGCATAAGCACCAACCTTGAAGTGGAGGTTAATACGATCAATCAAATTGAAGGTGTTTAGATCTTCTCCTTCAATGTCAAAGAAGTCTTGCTCGTTAAGTTCCTGGTATCCATTGTAAAAATCTTTGTTGAGACCAGCATACTTACGCTTCATCAACTTCTCGATACGAGCATCCTCCACAACATTAATGAAGTCTTTAGGAACATCGAAGTCCCAGACATCATTAGGTGTGAACAGAGCGTGACCGACTTCGTGACCCACCAGCAGATCATAGACAACGTTAGATGCCTTGTCCCACAGGGGCAGAGTCAGCACACGACGGATGACATCGAAAGAAGCAGTGCTGACCTTACGGTGTTCAACGACAAGGTTCTCGGTAGCGAGCAGTCGTGCCAGGTTGCCTCGGATCTCTTGGTTGAACATGTCTCTCTGTCGTGTGTCCACATACTATAAAACCCCCTGGGGTCACCAGAGGGTTGTAGTGGACAGTATGTAGACTGTCAATACTCAAACACAGAATCATCATGTCCCGCTGGTCCCTTAGGCATGATGTTGAATGCCAGGGAATACCGTTTGGTATCTGTTTTATGTAGCAAAACTTTATGTTGAACCCAACTAGGGAACAGAAGCATCATGTTTGTCCTGGGGTTAATCTCCCAAGACCTAGAGTTGAAGTAATGGTAATTAAATGCCTCTACATTGATAGTCTTGTGTAGAGGATCATAGAATACAATAGGAGCACTGTCCTCATCATACGCTCCAAAGTAAATGATACCACTGTACCAGGAGTTTGTATGAGAATGTTGTAGACAACTACCACCATTATATGTACGAGTCAACCAAGAACTAGTGAACTGAATATCAGTTTGATAGTTCATGACATCAATAATATAACTGAGACACTTGTCTCGGATATACTCAGCAATTTCTGGTTGACTATTCAACCAGTGTTTGTCTAGAGTTGTCGCCCCATTACAACCATCCGCTTCATCATCTTCTAACCACTCCTGGTCGGGAGCAAGATCATACAGCTTCTTAGAGATATCAAAGTCAATAGCACACGAAGCAATTGGGTTAGCAAACACTGGCATAACCTGCCAGTAAGGATCTTGATCAGTTGTAAAAGGTGGGATATTCATGCTTCAGACAACACAGAATAATTTTTTACTTTCTCAAATTTCATAGTACGATCAAACTTACCTTCAAGACTTTCTTTGTGACTAATGACAAACACGTTTGTATTGTCATCAAAGTTACGAAGGATCCAACCAAGTTCACTACTACCATTCTGGTCTAGAGAACCATCAAAGATCTCGTCTAGAATAAGGAGGTTAGTATCGACACTATTCTTAAGTTTAGCAATGCTTCTCCAAGTAAGCAGCAGAGCAAGATCAATACGAGCTTTCTCTCCCTCACTGAAAGATTCGTAAGTAAAGATGTCTCGGTATCTAGATTTAATAGTTTCCTCAAAGTTTTCATCTAGAGTAAAGTTGACGTAAAAATCCATCCTCCTGAGATAATCTCCGATGAGTTTGTTCATCGCTGGAAGATATCGTTTTATAATTCTACTTTTAATTCCATTATCTTTTAACAATTGACCAGCAACATTTAATGTATCTTTATCTTTCTTGGATGAGACAAATCGATCCTTGATAGATTTTTTTTCATCAACGTAAGCAGTCAGTTTTTCAAACTCTGCTTTCTTGCTGCTAGTCGGAGCATTGAGATCTTTGATCTCTGTTTCTCTATTACTAATCTGCTGATCCAAAGATGTAATCTCATAGTTCAGTTGATTGATGATGGAATTGATCTCCACGATTTGTTCAGACAACTCCATAAACTTTGATTCACGTTGCTCTTCTTGCTCGATGGACTTCTCAAGATCACCGAAGCCTTTCTCCAAGGTCAGTAATTCTTTGTCACCCTCATTGATCTTCTGATCTCGGAAGTCCTGTCCAATCTCTTGTGTACACGTAGGACACACATGATTATTAATAAAGAACTCAGTCTCTTTCTTACAGGTGCTGATCTTTTGTTGGATCTTCACACGAAAGGTATTGAGTTGCTTGAGTTTCTTTTTGTTATCGGCAAGAGTTTTCAACTCAGTATTGTAGTCGGCAAGAACTACAGTTTGATCAGCAACATTTTTCATTGCTGTTCCTTTGTCTACTTTCAAAGTTTGAATGATTGTCTCTTTCTTCTCAATCTCAGACTTTGTTTTCTTCTCCAACTCCAGCATGTAATTTTTCTGGAGTTCGATCTTGTCTGTAGACAACTTGAGTTGATATTCTAGTTCCTTAATCTCTTCGTTGTTGTCACGTACCTTGTCCTTCAGCAAAGTATTCATGACTGAAAAGATTTGGATATCTAGAATATCTTCAATGATTTCTCTACGTGATGCCACTGGCAATTTCATGAAAGGGACAAACGTAGATGACCCTAGAACTACAATCTGAGTGAAGGACTTGTAGTTCATCTTCAGAATATTTTGTTCCAGTTGTTTCTGGTAGTCAACTGCTGTAGATGACTGATCAATCATCTGACCGTTTTGATAAATCTCAAACGTATTAGGTTTGATTCCACGAATGATTTTGAATTCGTTCCTACCAATACTAAACTCTACTTCAACCACACAACCTTTCTCATTGATGCTATTAACTAGCATCGGTTTGTTGATCTTCCTAAATGGTTTACCAAACAAAGAGAAAGTTAATGCGTCAAGAACTGTGCTCTTACCAGCACCATTTGTCCCGATAATTAAGTTTGTTTTATGGGAGGTTAGATCCACCTCGGTGAACACATTCCCCGTAGACAGGAAGTTTTTCCAGCGGATCTTTTCAAATACGATCATTCTAAGTCTTTCGGGGGAATCAAGAAATCATCTTTAGTTATTATAGCATACTTGTGATATCTTTCCTCACAAGCACCAACAATCAGGTCTTCATCAATCTCAACAACTTGTAACTTGGGGTTAGTGGGATCAATAACCATCATGCCATTGTACCTCTCAGCGTCATCAGAATCTTCGAAGATAGGAATGATCTGATCACCATCTTCATTGATGACCGAGAACACTCCTTCTACTTTATCAGCTAACGTGAGAATGTACATCAGGCAACTTCACAGCTCTCAATATATAGGGACCTCATCAACTTCTTTAGTTCGGTTTTATCTACCGTCATCTCAGTTTCGTCAACATACTCATTAAGCAAAGTCATAGTATCTTTGACTTCTAAGTTGACTTCATCGTCACTATCATCTTCTGTAGTAAGAGATTCCACAATCTTAATATCATGGACTCCAACATCATACAGACGATCTACTAGATCCTCAAACATATGATAGTCAGTCTTTTCTTCAACGACAATCTTAATATACTTGTCAGCATATTCATGGACGTTCAACTTATCGTAGTCGTCAATCTTGTCGTTGTAAAAGATCTTCTCAAAAATCTCGTATGGATTCTTGACCCTAGTCAGTTTTTTTGTGGGTGGATCATAGAGATGGAACCCACGCTCATCCTTGTAATCATTCCAGAACATCTGGTAAGGATTGCCCAGGTATGTGATGTTACCCTTCTTGGACTTGTGGTGGAAGTGACCAGAGAACACTTGCTTAAACCGCTTGTAGATCTTAGGGTCCATGCCATGTTCCATCTTGAGACCAGGAGTTACTTCAAACCCATCGAGTTCGAGGTGCCCCATGACGATCTCGGCATTTGTGCTTTCAAGAT